ACCAACGAGGTGTATGAGTGGGACATCTTCGATACCAAGACCAACGAATGGGTCGATGGTTGCGGCGGGTTCTACTGCACACCAGAAGAAACCATGCACGAAGCCAAGCAGCAGCTTGAATATTTGTTAAACCAAGGAGCAAAACATGGCAACCAAGCGCAGATCATCGCGCCTACCAGCGACACGAATTGATGCTGACCCTAACAAGACAGACGGTTTCGCCGTTGGCGTAAGTCAGCCTCACTACTGGGTCATCACTGCATTGGCTCACGCCAAGAACAAACCTCGTGTTCAGATCTTGGAAGACATCATTAACCACTACATCTCATGCGTTCTTCCGCAGTTACCAAAGTAACGAAAACCAAGGGGCAACCCTTGGTCAACACTCGCGTCTCAATATTTACGTGGAACTTATATGAAATTCACAACACATAATCAAACAAATGTCAGCAACATCGGAACATGCCTGCAAGGATATCTCAACTGTGACTACCAGACTCTCATCGAAGTATTTGGACACCCACTGCACAGCGGGTTTGATAACTACAAAACGGACGCTGAGTGGCACGTCAGATTTGCAGATCAAAGCGTCGCCACAATCTACAACTGGAAGAACGGTTACAACTACCTCGGCACAGCAGGTCACCCAACTGAAAAGATCAGGGACTGGAACGTCGGCGGTTTTGATAAGCACTCGGTCGACCGAATCAAATCAGCAATCAAGGAGTACGTGGATGCTAAGAGCCTTAAAAAAATTGGGTGAGTTCCTATTCGAAAAGCCATCTCTTGCGTCAATCGCCAGAGAAGAGTTGTATTCAGCAGAGCGTGAGCTGATGCAGCTTAAGACTGCCCGTGAGTACAGCCTTGGACTCATCGACTTTCGAGAGAAACAAATAGCTCGACTCAAGAGCTACCTTCAGACGCTGGAAACAACCAAGTAATTCCAGCTACACATGGGAGCTGTCCCCCTCAAGAGTGAGGGGTCAGCTCCCCTCTTTTTTATTAAAAGGAAATGCTATGGATCGATGGCAGGTTCACGTTCGCGCACAGATTAACGCTGCTGCGTCGGACGTATTTAAGTTGCTCGACATCATGACTGCGCTGTCTGCAATGGAAACACAACAGCTCATTCCCGATGACATCTCAATCGACTTGTTCGATTTAATCTCACGTAACAACACATGAAACTACTCACCCGAGCTAACGCCAAGCTAGTAAAAGGCGAACGCAGAGGGTATGTATCTTTCATCCTGCACTTAGCGCCAGCAAAGTTATCAGGCTACGAGGTATGCGGCGGCAGCTCACCCGAGTGTCGCAAGCTTTGCCTCAACTCATCAGGGCGTGGCAAGTTTCAAGCTACGCAACAGGCTCGCATTAGGAAAACCAAATGGTTCTTCGAAGATCGCGGCACATTCATGGCGCAGTTGGTGAAAGACATATCATCTGCAATCAGGTACGGCATGCGCCACAACCTGACTGTTTGTATCAGGCTCAACGGCACATCGGATATCCCTTGGGAATCAATCCAATGCGGCAACTACAGCAACATCATGGAACGATACCCGTTCATTCAGTTCTACGACTACACCAAACTACTTGGTCGCAAGCTACCAAGTAACTACCACCTCACGTTCAGTCTCTCTGAGACCAATCAAGACAAAGCTGCAACCGCAATGGCGCAAGGCATGAACCTCGCCGTTGTCTTTGATCACATCCCACTCATGTGGCAGGGCAAGCCAGTTATCGCTGGCGATGAAGATGACCTGCGTTTCTTAGACCCGCAACACCATGTGATCGGACTGCAAGCCAAAGGCTTGGCAGTTAACTCTCAGTCAATGTTCATTCAAAGGATAGGTTATGGAAAACCAACAAGCAATCACGTTCCTCGCGTCAATGATCGACGTCATCGTCAAGGCAGTCAAGACGGAGGTCTTAGAGTCACTCGACAAAGACGCACTCGTCAGCAAAGCCATTCACTCAGCAGTTGATTACGACGAAACCTTTTGGCAGCGCATCACCAATCATGTGGATCAGCAGATCAATGGCTCATCTGGTGACCCTTCGGGACGCAATGATCGTGAGCGCAAGGTCGATGAGCAGATTGAAAACTGGATGGAAACCTACCTTGAAGACAGGGTTGGTGACTGGATGGATAGCAACCTGAATGACCGCATGGATACATGGATGAACGACAACTTCAACCTTGACGATTACGGTGACATCGATGACCGCATCAAGGAAGTTCTTCGCAACGAGATCAGCTTCACAGTTTCTGTAGATTAAGGAGTAACAAATGAAATACGCAAACGTTCGTCTGTCTTGGGACGTCACCATCCAAGTACCAGTCGCAGATCTAAGCAAGGTGCTTGACCTGCTCAACAAGTACCCGTTCATCAAAGAAGAGTACGAAGACAACGATCACTACTACGTCCTTGCAAAGAAGGATGTTCGTGTCGATCTGACCGACCAAGAACCTGAAGCATGTAAACGAGCAGACAAAGCTCAACTCAAAGCCGCTTAATCAACCCGCCCCTTCGGGGGCTTTTGGAGAATCACATGAATGCTTTATCTACACAAGAAAACACAGCCGTTACTTCTGCCTACAAGGTGGACACGACACAAGGTACACGCGATGGTCGCGTGTCATCGCAATGGTTCAGCCGCCCAGATGATCAGCGCTTCCTCAACTTGACAGACCTGCGCAACCACGTTGCAAAGCGTAGCGAGCCAGCAGTGCAGACCATCGTTGATGTCTCTGACATCCGAGTCAAAGCAAGCATGACCGATTCGGAGAAGATGGCTCTCGAGTTCCTTGGTATGGAGGTTGAGCCTACGCACTGGTCCTTCGGTCAGTTGGCTACCTTGGCTGGCGCACCCGCTGGCTACATGCGCAAGCTGCCATCTACCTTGGCGGGTATCAACTTGCAATGGGGCTTGGCTAACCTGCGAGCAGAGAACGCCAAGATGTATTACACAGAAGATCAGTTGCTTGCCGCAACAGGAGTTGAGTATGGTCGAGTCAAGGACATTGAACTTGTTGATGCTGTTCGTCGCATTGCTGGTAACGGTACAGGCGATACGAACTGGAAAATCCCCGGCATGCTTGATTGGTCTACAAGTATGTACAACCCCTTCGTTGATCCAACGAAAGACACCACCACACTGTACGCCTCAGACCGAGATGTCTTCATGTTCTTGGTGGACGACACCCATCCTATCGAGATCGGCAAGCTCAAGAATGGAGACCCTGACTTGGTATTCCGTGGCTTCTACACTTGGAACTCTGAGGTAGGCAGCAAGTCACTTGGCATCAGCACCTTCCTGCTGCGTGGCGTATGCGCCAACCGCAACATCTGGGGTCAGACAGACAAGCACAGCATGTCCATTCGACACAGCAAGCATGCGCCTACTCGGTTTATCCAAGAGGTTCAGCCTGCGCTGGTCGAGTATTCCAACCAGTCTACTCACGGCATCGTGTCATCTATCATGCAAGCCAAGCAGACTATCGTTGCTCGATCAGATGATGATCGCCAGAACTTCCTGCGCAAGCAGGGCTTCTCTGCCAAACAGGCAAGCACCATCATCAACCGAGTGCTGGAGGAAGAAGACACCAAACCAGAATCCATCTGGGACTTTGTCAACGGTATCACTGCTACCGCTCGCAACATCAAGCACACCGATGATCGACTCGACATGGAGAAGATCGCCGGCAAACTGATGGACAAAGTTATTCACTGACACAAGGGAGCTTCGGCTCCCTTTTCTTCGAGGCAAGTATGAAAGATCAGGAAGACTTCCACTTCTTTGCGGCAAGCGCAACAGAGTGGAGAACCACAAACGACAAGGTGGATTTGCGCCAGCTCCTCAAGGCTATGGACAAATCAGGCTACGACTACAACCTGTTCCGTGTGCCATGCAAACACGATGAGAACTACGAGATCAAGTGGTATCAACCACAGGTCAAGGGTTCAATCTGGCTTGGTTTCTACAACACAAAAATGCGCAAGGCTTGAGCCTTGTAACAAGCACCGTGGGCGAAAGCCCCGGTGCAAATTTGCTTTGCGCTCGGGCGGCGTCTCGATATTTACGCGCAACAAAATAAAGAGGGGGAACCTGTGTCTGGCAAGTTCCCCCATGCCCAACGAAAGGAGAGGTTATGAGCATACGCCACTACGACGCAGCCCCATTGTATGCATCAGGCTTTCACCTGTCCAGAGTTAAGCCACTCCCACAATTCATCAAGCGTCTTCATCATCAGCGGCTCCATGTCAGCATACAAAGATCCACGAATCTTCCACGATTTATAGTTGGTAAGACCTGTCTCTTTGGCGCACTGCCTGACACTCTTGGACAGCAAGGCTTTGGTCACATCACCCGCTGACATACCGAACTTCACGGCCTCGATATTTGCGCGCAGCTTGGTAGCCATTACCTTGGCGCACTCCCTGCGTTCCTTGCCGTTGCCGTAGTTCAGATACACCCAGACCTGTTGGTCTTGAGGCATTCGATCTATGCGCCCGAAGATCATGCCAGCCTGCGCATGAAAGTCATACGCCGTCAGCTTCATAGCATTGGGACTCTTGACCTTATCCTTGGACATGAACACACCGGATGGTGTGCTGACAATGGACTTCTCTCTCATGCGAAACGCAAAGCGTAACGCCGCTTCTGGTGATGAGAACATTACTCAAGCTCCTCCATGTAAACAGCGAGTGAGTCTTCATCCTCATCCCACATTTTGCTCACGGTGCATTGAGTGACCTGAGTGTCATCGAGATACACCACCCGATTCAAAGCATCAAGCACGATCTTCACCACGTTATCCACGTCCGGTTTCTTTGGCGGAACCTTGCCGTCGATAGCAAGCTGGCGATCTTTCTTGGACCAGCTCTTGGGTATCTTGTACTTTGCAGTGATGTCGACCCTGACGCACCCCTCCCAAGGTGACTGACCGCCCATGAGTGGCAATGCCACATCCCGAATCAGGCTTTCGTATCCACGGGTGAGCTGAGGGGTAATGGCTACGCCGGTCTTCTTAACAAAGTGCGGCCTGCCTTTACCGATCACCTTGCCCGGTATTCGGAACTCAATCCTCTTCAGGTTTTGTCCGCCTCGGGCGGAAGTCATAGCACCGCTGGGTAGCAGCCGCTCGGTAGAGCTGACAGCGATGCTGGATGGATTGTTCGCTTGTTCGTTTCTCATAGTAGTACCTGCATCCTTCGCAACTTAAGCCCCGTATGCTCGGCGTTCCATCCGCTCGTTGGCCTGTTCCGTTCTCCATACTTCAATCTCCATTTCCGTTCTCTTGATTTCAAAACGTAGCTTCTCTTCCTCTTCGACCGCTGTCTCGAGCGCCTTGAGAAACTCCACATACTGCGGGTTAGCCGCCGCCTCACGCTCTTGCGCGGAGACGCTATTGTGTCCATCTTTTGCTGCCGCTTTCATGAGCAACGAGAGCAGACTCTTCTTGTACTCCTCGAGGTATGTGCGCTTTGCTTTTGCTTGACCGTAAGGCACACCGAGTCTTCTGTATTGGTGCAGTAATTGTTCAATGTCCATCTCTCATCTCCTTGAATTTGTTAAGCTGACCCTGAGTCATGGCGTAACCTTTGCCATGCCCGAGGTCGATGATGTTTTCTTCCTTGATCAAGTCGACTCGATCAGCCCAGCCTGCGAACGTGACCGCTCTGCCTTGAACAATTGCCAGCACGTACCTGTCAACATCCAAGTTCTCTTTCGCTGTAGCCAGCAGTCTTCCGGTATCAAGGTCGGTTGACTTCACGTCAATGCGAACGCCTTTGTAAACGCAGTCGCACGAACCAGAGCGGGGCGATGCAACCAGATCGGGAAAGATGTTGAAGTGTTTGCAGAATGCATACTCTCCAACCATCCCAATGAAGTCGGTCTTTAACGCCGACTGTTTACCCATCTGCTGATCCTTTACACCAGCACCACGGGCCACCATGTTTCTTTGCGCGGCAAGCACAACGCACATGTCTATCTCTGCTTGAGACAACTCAACAACAAGCTGTGTCATTTACATCCAATCATTCCCAACTGCCAAAGCCGGATGTTTGTTCTGCAAATCATGGTCAAGATGAACTCTCTCTTCTCATCCTTGCTCATGCTCTTACCTTGGTCATACTCAGAGTGGCATCGAAAGCAGAGCCAAGCACTCATGCAGTCATGAGCCTTGTACCCAACCCCCTTGCCATGCTCAAGCAGATTGCTGTGAGCGGCAACGATTGTGCCGTCATCACTTCCGCAAGCAACGCAAGCCTGACCCCTTGCTGTATCAAGCAGGCGTCGACTACGTACGGTTTCATCAGACATCTGTCCTCCTTCCAGCCGCCTCAAAACTTTTCAGTAATTGATGGGCTAAGAGAACCAAGTCCTCGCCACTACCAAACTCACGCAGATCAAGATCAGTCTCGAATGCATGGATGGCTCCGTGTATGGATACCTGACCATGCAGCCTGACGTGCCAAGGCGCGTAAACAATCTTCGACGTTTCCTCAACAAGCACATGTTGCAATGGCTCGAACTGACGGAGGAATGCTTCTACCTGTGGTGCTGTCAACATTGTGATGTTCCTTTCTCAGTCGTCATTTCCACTTTTGTATTGCTGAAAAGCGTTGATCGAATCTGAGTAATCCCAGAACCGTCCGCAATCCGAGCGCCATTTGAGGTTGGCAATGCCACGATTCCCAAGCCAGCGGCTACGAATCTTTTGGACATGAACTTCTGTTGAGGCATTGGGGTTTGATGTGTCACGATGCACCGCAATGATGTTGTCCGCCTTGTTGTAGAAGTGGGCGGAGCCAGACACCGTGTAGCCATCAGGCACTGGGTATGTGCCGTCCTTGTCTTTGAACAACTTGGCAGGGTGGGCAACCAGCCAGATGTGAACAGACTGCTGACGTGCAAACGTGCGCAGTTGCGTAAGGAATGATGAGACGTACTCTGTCTCGCTGATACCTTCCTTGCGGCGGGTGTGATCAAGTTCGTTGTATGGGTCAATGATCAAACCCTTCAAGCCATGACGGCGAACCAGAACCTTGGCTTTCTCAAGTACGTTCTCGAGAGTTGGTTGCTCAGGCAAGATGAAATGAAAGTGGTTAGCCAGCCAATGCTTTGCATCAGTGAACTCACGTTCTGATACTGAGCCAGCCTTGATACGCTTGGACATACGCTTCTCAAGAAGCTTTGCTGTGTGCCATGTGATCGGCTGATTCTCTGGTGAGCAAACACCGAACACCCATCCGGCTGACTCCGCGATGTTGATCGCCAATGCATCGAGCCACTCGGACTTGCCCATAGATGGGATGCCTGTCACCAATGTCCACTGCCCTGCGGCTGGCGTGTACAGCTTATCGACAGATGACCATCCGGTTGGTTCGCCTTGAGGCAAGCCGTTGTCCAAAAGATTTTGCAAGTCGTCTTCGATATCAAACACGGAGACAACGCCCTCGACGGGATAGATCTGCGCCGACTCAATGCACTCACGCAAAATGTCAGCGCCCATCTTGATCAAGACTTCGTTGGCGTCTTTGCATCCTTGCACCCACGTCACCTTGGCGCAGCGCTCACGACCAAGGCGGCGTGACAATTCCTCTTCGAGCTTGCGACCGGGTTCATCGTTATCAACCGCCAAGATGAAACGCTTGACCTTGTCCAGACGCTCATCCTCAAGGAAGCTGAACTTCGTGTCCATCGTCTTAGCTGTTGGTGCGGGTGCGCCATCAGGTACAGACACGGCGTTCTTGAAGCCGGCAACTTCCAGCGCCAGCGCATCCATCTCACCTTCACAGATGATGGTGCATTCATCGTCAATGTCGTCGTACTTGTAGAGCGTCTTCTCTGCACCAGAGATCTGACGGAAGTTCTTGTTGTTGTCTCGGTACTTAACGTTGACAACATCGCCATTGCGAAGGTAGGGGAACGCCACGCAGTTGGCTTCATCCTCAAGCTGCGGCATCCACACCCGCTCGATGGCGATTCGGTTACGCGCCAGCACTTCGATGGTGATGCCACGGTCATCGAAGAACTTGATGGCGGCATCGGTCAGCGCATGAGGACGATGCTCTGGCTTGACGAACAGCTTCTTGTGGGAAACGGTAGGGGCGTTGTACTCACCTTGAACCAAGCCGCCAGACCATCCGCAGTGCCAGCAATGCCACACGCCTTTTTCGGTGTTGACATTGAGACAGGGGTAGGTCTTCTTGCGGCGGAGGTGCGAACACTTGGGGCAGGTGACCTTGACTTCGGAGCCAGACTTGCCCTCGAGATCGATGCCGTAATCGTGAAAGGTTCTCATGCGAACCTCCCGATGTGACCTGTACTATGGGTACCCAAGCTATGGGTACCTCTTAAATTTTCTTTAAGAAAATTTCTTAGGGAACCTCTGAACCCTTGTGTACCCAACCTATGGGTACCTCTTTTATTTCCCTTCGGGAAAATTATACACACAAAACATCCGTGCGCAACAGCAGTGCTACTCTTGACACAAATCTTTGCTAATGTATACTTCAGTTTGCAAAGCGACACATTCATTAGCAATACCTCTCCATGCGGTTAAAGACAGAGAGATACTTTAGCACAGCTAATACTGCTAATCAATGTTGAAGTGTTTGATTTTGATAGGGGGTTACCATGAAGACGACCAGAAGAGCGCTCACAAAAGACGAGCTGCTGGATGCAGAAAGGCTGAAGGCGATATGGGATGAGCGTAGTCAAAGGCTCAAACTCACACAGCGTTCTGTCAGCAAGAGCTTTGGCTTTGCTAATCAGTCCGCCGTGAGCCAGTACCTCAATGCGCGCATACCGCTGAACCTCGAAACGGCTGTGAAGTTTGCAAAGATCTTAAACACCCCGCTCGAGGACATCTCTCCACGCCACGCCACGAGCTTGTTTAACCGCGCCGAGAGTCCAACCAACATGGATCAGTTCGGGAGTGGGTCGACATCCGGTCTTGTGCCTGAAGGCTGTGTCATTCATCAGATCAACAGTAGACCGCACCCGGAGATCGGTCGGCAAAGATGGTTGGTCGTCAACCCCACCGTGAAGATCGACAATCCCGGGTATTACCTCTTGGAAGCCGATGGCACTGACGTTGTTGTAAGGGTTGAGAAGTGCGAGGAGGGCTTCTCGATCTCTGGTCTATCAAAGACAGAGACCAAGCTGCCTAAAGAAGTTGCTGCGCTACTACACATTAAGGGGCAAATCTTATACAAAATCTTTAAGGTTTAACACCTATAAAAATATATTAGCAGGGCTGTTGACTGCGTAGCGTAGCTGTATTATGATTCGCTCCACTGCACAAAGATTTGTGTGGATCAACAGGAGAAATCATGACTACCGCTGTAACCCCTCACGTCTATCAAGCTATCGCCGCAACGATGGCTCGGTTGGCGAAGGATGGTATCGGCAAGGATCGTCGTAACGAACAGCAAGGCTACGCATTCCGTGGCATCGATGACGTCTACAACGCCCTCGCACCCATCCTTGCAGAGAACTCTCTCTGCATTCTTCCCAAAGTCCAGTCGCGTGAAGTGACTGAGCGTCAAACTCGGAGCGGTTCAACGCTGTTCTACGTCAACGTTATCGTCGACTTCCACTTCGTCTCAGCAAAGGACGGCACGAGCCACGTTGTCACGATGGCTGGTGAGGCTATGGACTCTGCCGACAAGGCGACCAACAAGGCCATGTCTGCGGCGTACAAATACCTGTGTCTACAGACGTTCTGCATCCCAACAGAAGGAGATAACGATGCCGATGCAACAACCCATCAAGTGGCTTCAGCCCAACCGGCTGCTGTTCGCCAAGCTGACTCCGCTACAGCGACTCCGGCTGTTCGTAAGAAGTCTGCTGAGAAAACAGTAAGCGCCGATGAGGTAAGCACCATCACCAAGCTGGCTGGCTTGGCTGGCGTACCTCTCAACACCATCGCCGGCAAGTACGGCGTGGCAACTATCGAAGAACTCCCACTCTCGAAGACGGCTGAGGTCGTTGCACGTCTTCAAGAATTAGCAACAAGCAACGCCACGAAGGAAGCAGCATGAACCAAGACAAAATTCAAGTCACGGTTTTCACCAACAACCGCAAGAAGTCCGAGAAGTCTCCTGACTTTTCAGGCGAGGTCACATTCCCTGACGGTCGCAAGATGGAGATCGCTCTCTGGAACTCCAAGAGTAAGAACGGTCTGCCGTATATGCGCGGTCACATCGGCGAGAAGTTCCAACCGCAAGGTGGTCAGGCTGGTCAAGGCGGCTATCAAGGTGGCGGCTACCAACAGCCCAGCTCCAACGCAGTAAAGATTGACTTCTGAGGTTGATATGGATCCTTGGAAACACCGACACGCCAACATGTCTTGCTCGACATGTATGTGGTGCGTGGTCAAGCAATCAACCGAGCCTGTCGAAGGCAAGCTGATTCTTGGTCGTTGCCGCCGCCATGCGCCAACAATGAATGGCTACCCCGTGGTCTACATGACCGACTGGTGTGGTGATCACAGAATTGACGAAAATAAAATTTAAGGAGAGTGGCAATGTTTATTTCAAAAGCAGAAAAAAAACAACTTCAAAATACATTTGAATTGCTTCAAGCGCAAATAAAAATGGTTAAAAATG